CTCGTCAGAAGTGATGACAAGCTCCTGAATCTCAGCCGCAGTTGTCCATGGAAGGTCAGCCGTTATCGTCTGGATTGCTGTCCCCGATGAATTGTATATCGCTACTTCAGACCGCGCATCGCCCGTGTCATAATAGAGGAACAGCTCTTCCTTGACGCCGTTGCGGCCCTTATAGCGGTGGAGGCGACCGGGGAGAGTTCCCAAGACAGCCCGTTGCGTAGAGCCGGGGCGTCTCTTTGCCCCACCACCACGAACGGTGATCGCATTCCTGAATTGGGCGCAGGCGGTATTGAACGCCTCGCTATCCCCCCGCCGCATAAACTCGGGGCTCAGTTCGCCGCGTTCGAAGGAGGGCCTGAAATCTCTTTGTCTGGACATGACGCCTCCTAGTTCGTGGCGTCTGCGTATGCAGTCCAGCTATATGCCATCTTCGTGCCGTTCGTGACTTGCGACCCGCGCCATGCACGGACCAGCACGGGGTCAGGATCGCGGAGCGGTGTTCTGCCCCTGTTCCGGTCACGAGCCTTGGCTTGCGTGAGCTTCTGATTGCCGATGGCGTCATAAAGGTTGCCCTTCTGATCGTCATTCAGGATGCCCCGCGCCAGATAGGCAGCGAGCTTGTTGACAATCCCCCACGCGAAATCGGCAGGCCAATCCTGTTCACCCGCCCGATATGTATAGAAAATCTTGAACCCGTCATCGTTCTCGACGTTACAGATCATCTTGCCGCCACGGACCACATAGTCCTCGAATTGGTAGGTATCGAGCTGGATAAAGCGCGGCAGTAGAATATCGGAAGGAAGCGGGTATGAATACGCGGGCTCGTCGTTGGTTTCCGCATCCTGGGTCAAGGCGCTGGATTTGGTGGCGAACGACCAGCCGTGCATCATCAGGGCTTCGGCCACGATCCCCTCATACCCAGCCTTAGCAATCACCGCCTCATCCGTCTGATCGTCAATAGACGCGGGGGGCTCAAGGCCGAGCATCGGCATTGCAGCGCGGAAGATTTCAACAGGAGCGGCGAAAATAGTCATGCTGCGAAATTGAGCCTTTGGAACTCAAGTCATAACGCACCAACAGTAAGGGCGGCCCCCGGAGGAAAGGACCGCCCTCGCGCTGTGTCGGTGAGGGGAAGGAGAAACCACCCACCGGGAGGAAGTTGTTATGCGCCTTCCCAGTTCGTGCCGCTCGCGGCGGACACAACGAGCTTGCCCGTAATCGGGTGTCGGGCGGCTACATACTGGTCGGTCGGATTGGCGCTTGCTACCGCACGGGCAACAAGGACGCCGTTCACGTCCGTGAGGTATGTATAGTGCTTCTTCGAAGTATGCTCAAGCCATTCCGTGCCCGTAACCGCAGTCACATCACCGGAATAGGAATCAGCCGTAAGGCCAATGCCCGTAGCCGCTTCCGAAATCCACCATTCGATTTCGTGGACCGCATCAATTGCGGTGCCTGCGCCGTCCTTGACCGTGATGGTAATATCCATGGCGTCGGTAACGGTAGAAGCCGCAAGACCAATGGTCAGGTCAATGGCCGCGTCATCGAGAACATTGAGTTCCGCGCCCGTTGCCGTGACAGGGGTTCCCGCTACCGACAGCTTGCCAGCCGTGAAATCAAGGCCGGATTCCTTTGGAGTGGCGAGAACAGTGCCATACGGGTCTGTAATAACTTGCTCACCCACCACATCCACGTCATTGAAGGAATACGTCGCCGTCCCGCTCGTATAAGCAGAACAGGTCATGCGGACCTTTGCGCGGTCCCCAACGTGATCGTAAGTACCAGACGGGTTGGTGGAAGCGTCGAGGGTCGCTACCGTTTCCCATGCACCACCGCCATTCCGATCCACTTCAAGCAGAACGGTCGCGGTCGCGGACCCGGAAAGGGAATATTCGACATTCTCATTCCGCTTGATGCTGAGTTGTGCGCTGGACCCTACAGCGGTAAATGTGCTGGATACGGTCGTCATTGGATTGGCTCCCTATGCCGCCAACGGCTGTAACAGCTCTGCGGCTTTTTCTTGCATATATTTCTTGCGGTCCGCCTCGCTCAACGCATTCCATGTCGCAATGGAATTAGCGGGGTCTTTCGCAAGATGGTCGGAGACGGCGGCTTTCAGGACTACCTCCCTGTCCACTTCCGTCCCCGCGTCTTCGTCCTTGAAGACTTTGGGAGGCAGGCGGTAGGATTTGGCTCGTTCGCCGTGATCAGCGACCTTCTCGCCCTTCTCGGGCTTTGCCTTCTTCTCACCTGCCTCCGCCTTTACCTTCGCACCCTCCACCTCTGCATCAGAGGGCAGTTGATCCTTGAACTGGTCAGGAACATCGTTCCAGCCTTTCTCAAACCGATAGCCCTTGATGTAGAAGGGAAGTCTGAAGCGTACTTTCACGGTTCACCTGTTAGTTAGTGGCGTCCGGGAGCGACGTGATACGATGCGGGTCTTTCGTCAGGAAGGCATTGAACTTGCCTGCCGTCAGAGCTGCCGTACCAATCACAAGCTGAGCACCAAGATACCGCTCGTAGGGCCAAAGCGCCCCGTCGGGGATGGCTTGGCACACAACCGTATCACCCGCTGCGATGCTGCCATAAGCAATCGTGTCCGTGGTGATGTGCGCGGTTTCCGTGCCGTCCGTCGAAATCGTGGTCGTCGAGTCCGATACCAGCTTGAACTGTACCGTTGCCGAACCACCCGAAGTCGGGGTCGTGTCACAGGTCACAACGAAGTAAAGAGGTTCGCCGTGTCCGATTTCGCGGGCCGCAGCAGTAGCGCCGAGGTCAACGTAGGAGTCGGAATTGTGGGTTGCGGCGGTCGTCTCGGCCTGCGCGTCCATAAATTCCAAGAGTTCGTCCATAATCATGGTTTTATCTCCACCTTTCTCTATGGATTAGGTAACGCGGGCTTCGTTGCCAGCCAGGGCATCGCAACGCCGAACCGGGATGCCGTCGAAGGTCAGGACTTTACGGCCTGCAACTTCGTCCATCATCAGGGTCGAGGAAGCGACCTTGGCCACCATTTGGCGGCGCAGGAACGACCGGACGGTGCGGGGCACATAGAACGCCAGACGACCCTTGGTGGTCGATGGCAGGAGTTCGATGGCTTGCGTCATCAGGTCAATGAGGTCAGCGCCGGAAGCGGCGTTTTTCGTCAGGTCTGATTTGTCGATGTTGCAGACGCGAACCACATAGCGCCAGTCGCGGACAGTCATGCCCACGTCCCAGCGGAAGTGCGTCCGGTAGGCTTCCATGCGACCACCGGAACCATCCACGTCTTCAATCGTCACCTGACCTTTATCATTCATCTGAAGGCCCGCTTGGGAACCCTTGGGAATGATGCCGTGACAGGTGTCCGGGCTCCATGTGACAAGCCAGATGGAGGCATTGTCCGAACCCGTACCAGCCGCGTCGATGATGTTGTCGGCGTTTTCAGCGGACAGCGAGTCATAACGCGGGGCGAGGCCCGTGAAGCGTTCGGGGTACAGACCTTCGTCGCCGTAGAACATCGTGTCGGCAACCGTTTGGCCGAAGCCTTCGATGTGCCCACGCGCTTCCTGAAGGCGGAAAGCCGCAGTATTACCGGAAAGGTCTGCCAGAGCCTTGTCCACTTCGGCGTAGGCTTCGAGCATCCCGCAGTTGTCCGTCACTTGGACACGGGTTGATTTGCTCGGCTGAACGCCGCCGTAGAGCTTACGCCAGGTCGGGCTCGGAAGACCCGAGCGGATGACCGTGCGGTGGCCCGTAGGAAGGTTACCTTCCATAAAGGTTACGTCATCGAGGATTTCATTTTCCTCGTTGAGAATTTCGATGATGTCAGACGCGACACTCCCGTCAGGAAGCAAGGAGTTCTTCCAGTCCGCCAGCGTCGGGTTTGTTGCAGATGAGGCTGCCATTTTCTTCTATCCCTATCGGCTTGTTTGTCCGAATAGACGTTCGTGGATCGGAGGCCGTTCCTTGATCGTCCCGTTGATGGCTGGAGTGCGCTTGCCGCCCATGCCGTTTGCGCCTTCGAGGAGTTTTTCGAGAAACTCGAAACTCTCGACGGTCCTGACTTCATTCATCAGGGCCGTTGCGCCTTGCTCGTTCCCGCGTTTTGTAAGCGCGGAAAACAAGTTCTGAACTCGCTGCTCTTGCTGCTCGGGTGTTTTGCCGAGCTTGGCGATTTGTTCTTGCACCGCCTCCTGAGTAACAGTGCTGATGCCGTCCAAATTGGCTTTGAGGAAATTTGCGCCGAACGAAAGGAAGTCCGTGAACTGCTCTTGGCTCAGGCCGAGTTCGTGAGCCTTGGCCTTGAACTCCGCAAGCATCGGGTCCTTTTCATCGAAGGTGACGGCTTCGCCGCCCGCGAGTTTGATTTCCTCTGGGAGCGCGATGTCGTATGCGTCTGGTGTTTCTGGAACTGAGGGGGCTTCTTCTGCCTCACCCTCTGATGCTTCGGCTTCGGGAGCGGCCTCTACGGGCGCTTCTTCCGTTACATCGGCGGGGGCCTCAGTGGCTTCCGCTACGACTTCCTCACTCGGCGTTTCCGCCGTTGCTTCCACTTCGTTTTCCGCTGGTGCGGTTTCGAGCGCCATGTTTTGTTCCGCTTAATCGGTTGAACAACAATCTGGCGAACCGTCGCTCACCTTCGAGTTCGCTCAAACGCACCGGACTTGCGCCGGGGGCGGCACCCCGGGTCATGGTCTTCATAAGGAATTGCTTGAGATGGTCCCCGTCCGGGCCGGACCCTATGCGCTCTAGGGCCTTGTTGATTTCATCGGTGAATACGGACTCGACCGTAACGTCATCCTCGCGGATAACATCGAAGTCATCCCACTTCATTGTCTTGGTCATTGGGTCGGAGCCCCCGCTGGAGCGCCAGCGCCTTGGCCCTGAGTAAGAGCCTGCATGAGCATTTGCTGAACCTGGTCGCCGTCTGCGAATTTGATATTTTCATCTCCCAGTTTGCTGGTGATGTTCTGTGCTGTCTCCACCATCTCCACGGCCATTGTGAATTGCGGGAAAACGCCTGCCATCGCCGTAAGGGCTTGTATGGAGACTTGCGCTGATTGCGTGTCGGAGGCTCTGGACAAGGGAGAGACGGGCTCGATCTTGATGGCCTTGCCGTCAATCTGGAGTTCTTCCAGTTCACCCCGCATTTCAAGCACCCACTCGAAGCGCCTCAGGATGGGCAGCACCCATTCGCGGTGGACGCGGGCACGGGGCAGCGCCTTGCGTTTCTCGCGATCCGTAGATTCATCTATCCATTGGGTAGCGGACGGAGGGGTGAGCCCCCGCTGGAACGGCTTGTCCTGGAACATGGCTCGACGGATGGCCATCTCCAGTTCTTCACGCTTGAAGAAGCCCTCGCGAATATCGTTCTGCGGGGCCATGTCGTGAAACTTGAAGCCCTCGCCAGCCTGATACATATACCCCGGCTCAAATCCCTCGTCGGGATTGAAGATGCCATCGGGGTCTTCAAAAATACCCGGAGGATCGACCACCTTGCCGAGACGTTTCAGTTCCAGATAAGCGAGACGGTTGAGCGTTCTCGCTGCGGGGACTGCTTTTGAGGCAGGACCTAGACCATACGCGGAAGGAACAGAGACGCGGATGCGGCCCACCTGAAGCGGGCACGAACCGGGGCCTTGCTGATAGCCAGCGTTTTCGATCTTCCCCTTGACGAGTAGATAGTATTCCCATGCCTCAACATCGTTCGTGTAATCACGGTCAAAGCATTCCGTGATTTTGATGCGGCTATTTGATTTGCGGAGTTGGGTCGGGTCTTTGCCCAGAATCTTCGGCCAATCAAGGTCAGGCCAGATGACGGACAGGTCTTTCTCAAGGGGATAGCGTTCCCATGCTCTCCATCCGATACCGCCACGGGGACCGGGCAGGATAAGGAGTTCGGCCAAGGGCACATATTCACAGTCGATGGGACCAGATTGGGAATAGCGGATCATCAGGGCGGCAGGGCCGATGGCCATGTCGTGATAACATTCCTGCACCGCTTCCTCGAAGGAAGACTGACGTATCTGGTCGTACAGGTATTCCATACGGCCCGTGATGTATTCCTTGATTTTCTTCGTCATGGCGACGGAGGCGACACCGCCAACGGGCTCGTGCTTCGTCCATGGGCGGTAGCTGGGGGTAAACTCATCCAGCATGTCGGCGGCGAAGTTTTCGGACACTTCCTCGAAGGTCGCGTCGAATATGTCGTCTTGATCGTCGGCGGGACGCGGGTCAGATGTATCGTTCCCGACGCGCTTTTTCGTCGGCGCTGTCAGGTCGTAGTAGGCGTTG